GATACTGATGATTTGTGCGCCTGCTGGCAGAGTAAACAACGTTGTAGTAACAGCAGTTGCGGCTACTGAACCGGTATAAGCTACTTTTTTAGTCTGAGAGACATTGGCAGTGCCAGTGTTTTGGATGGTTCCAGCGGTAGTTCCGGTGGTGTTTTTGACCGTGCCGAGCAGCCACGGGCCGAGATGGGTAGCGAAAGCCATGATAGGTTCCTTACATACAAGTTAAGTGCATCAATCGGTATGTCGTCTGCCGGGACAGTTTGATGCACCGGAAAGCCCGGAGTGGCTCATTTATAGCACACTATTTTAGGATGTGCAAGAGTTTAAACAAATAAAAAGGGGGCCGAAGCCCCCCTCTTTTACCTAGCCCAAGGGCTTAGGACGAACCCGGCGAACCAAAGATGCCCAACGGGTCAGACCAGCCAAAACTGTAACGTTCACGGGACTTGTAGCGGACATTGCCCGTATCGAAATCACCGTCCATGGAATTAGACAGCGCGGTACGTTCAAAGTGCTTCAGGCCGTTAGGCACATCGGTGGTCAAGTACCAGCCGTTAGTGTCGGTCAAGAAGTGGTTGACGGTGTAACCCTCGGGGATAGAACCGTTGTTCTTCAGCGCATTGATGTCGTTGTCGGTAGTACCAACACGCAGGCTGGTTTCCAACAGACGAGTAGCAACGAACATCAGAGCAGGAGGAATAATCAGCTTGCGTGGCTTGGAAGCGATCAGCAGACCACGCTCATCCGTCCAAGCTGCGATCTGAATAACTGCGTTTTCCAACGAAGTCTCATTCAGGTCAGCCGCCGTAGAAGGGCGATTGCTGTTAGTGCCACCAGACACCAGCGGGTGAGCCGTGCTGAACAAAGAAACACCGTCACCACCAACATAGGCCGAGGAGAAGCCGTTGTTTATGATAGCAGCACCCTTGACTTGCTTGGTGTAGGACATTCCACGGGCCAGAGCCTTGGTGTAACGAGCCGACAGCGAGTCATACAGATTGTCCTCTACAGCTTCTTCAGTGATGGAGAAACCTAGAGCAATGGTCTCATGGTTGTACCGAGCCGTGAACGCTTCCTGTGCATTGTCATAAGCAATGGCAGAACCTTCGTTCTTAACTGGTGCAGCCGAGAAACCGGACAGCTTGGTTTCTTCTTCAAAAGAACGCTCGGACGATTCGACTTCATAAATTTCTTTATGTTCCTCACCGTAACGTGCGTACTCCAGACCGAACAAAGCGTTCAGGCCGGGAAGAAGTTCTTTAAGTAGTTGTGCGCGTGAAATAGCCATGATTTAGCTCCTTAAGCAACAGCGGTTCCAGCGTAGTACTTATGCAGACCGAAATTGATCTTGACAAGTACTTCTGGATATTGGTTGAACACAATTACGGCAGCCGAGGCAAACGCCACCAGAGGTGCTGCATTTAGCACAACCGTTGTAGAGTTTGTTACAGACGCAACATACGAACCGCTGGCAATGTACTGACCATTTGCTGCAATCGAGCCAACGTCAGAGCCAACTACCGGCGTAAACGAAATAGCCGAAGCAAGCGTAACGGTAGCGGTGCTGATACTGGAGTAAACACCTGTACCTTGTGCCACTATAGAGTCAGGAACCAACCCAATAACACGAATCGGCAGTGCAGCCGTAAGTGCTAGGGAGGTGTCTGCCAAAACAGCGTTAGCCGAGTTGCCTGTAGTAGTGCTACCCGTGTTGTTAACTGCTGCCAAGTTCTGACCAATCATGGCGCGAGCACCAGAAGTCACAACCGTAGTACCAGAAACCATCACAGCCCTAAACACCGTATCAGGATCGTCACAGACAATAGCCACGCCATCACCTGCCAGCGTTGAAGCAGGCCAGTATTGCGAAAAGGTTTTTTGTCCATTTAGGGGGTTGGTGTAAGAACAGCCGAGGAATACACCCATCAGCGTACCGACAACACCTGTCGTAACAGAAATACGCTCCAAATTACCACGAACTAGCGTAACAAAATCACCGTAGAAGATGTTTGTAGCGTAACCGTAAGTTATCGGAAGCTCTCGGGTAGAACCCGCAAAGACTTGACCACCAATCAAGTTGATTGGTTTTAGCCCGTAGGGGGCTGAGACCACTGGATAAGCCATTTAAGACTCCTATAAAATTTAAAAACCTTTTCCGAAAGTAACCTTAGAACTACGCTCCTTGAAGAGCGGCATCCTAGGATCATTCTCACGCATAAAATTGTTGTCTACAGATGCCATCTGGGTATTAGCCTGATCGCGGTAGTAAGCATCACGTTGCTCTGTAAACTCAATAGGTGTTTTGCAAAGCAGCAGGCCCCCAATCTCAATGCTATCGGGGAAACGCAGAGACTGCCCTCCCATCAATTGCACTTCAGGATGATCCGATGCTTTCACGGGTTCCCAACCCTCTCGTAACTTTGAAGATATGTTAATGGCGTCAGCATTACCAAGCGTACTCAAGCGAATCCATCGAAACCCATAACCAGCCTCTGCGTTTGGTTCTGGCAGGAGTTGAGGGGGCGACCATTTTTTTGGGCGCTCAATCTTATCCCGTGTTTCAAGATCACGACTTAGGGGACGGCTTACTTTAGCATCATTCATTTAGATATCCTTGATTGTTCAGCAACCTTACGGGCGTAGAGTTCCAAAGGAACCCCAAGCCTCTTGGCGAGGTTCACCTGAGTCTGAGTTAGTACGACCTTTCGGGGAGCAGTACTTCTCGTAGCCGGGGCAACTACATTCGACTTAGTGGTGCGCTGAGTAGGAGCATCAGCGGTCTCCGTAGAATCGAACTTCTCTGGAAACACTTGCCGCACACGGGCGTTAACCTTACTATAATAATCGTCGCTCTGAGGATCAACTCCAGACTTAACCAGCTTGTTGTGCAGCCCGAGGGCAAAGCTAGTCATCTCATCGTCAGAACCAAACCAATCATTTTCTCGCTGCCATTCTACTGCTTTTTTATCAATAGGTGGCGCTTGTGGGGTTTGTACCACATCCTGCACAGGTTGTAAAGGGGCAGGTTTGTAGTTATTTACCCGCTCGGCTTTGATTTTCACCGAGGTCATGTCCTCCTGCGCCTGTACTAGCGCATCGGAATCCCCAGCCTCATAAGCATCTTTATACTTCTTTTTGGCCTGTTCCATCTCGTTGGCGACCACTTTTTTGGCCTGTTCCAATAGGGCTTGTTGCCCCTGAGACAGAGAACCTTGGAGTCGTTTATTCTCCTCCACGATGGATTGAGCCACCCGGATAGCCTCATCCTTCTCCCGGATGGCGGTCTCTTTAGCGCGGCGTTCCTCGTGATACCCCTTGGAGAAATGCTTAAGTCGGTTCCGCGCACTGACCGAATATGACTCTAGCTCCTCCTCAGTAGGGTCAGCCGGGGCTTCCAGCATGGGTTTGCGGTTTTTATCCTTCTCAGGAGTATCGTCCACAATCTCAATTTCTGGCCTATCCTCCGCTTCGGGCGCAACTCGGGAAGCCTTGGCCTCTACCTCATCTGGAAACTCAAATTCTGTTTTTTCTACTTCAGCCATATATGCTCCTATACGCGGGTTATGCCACGCGGGTCTTGAACAACGGCTTCTACAGAATCATCATTGATGATTCTGAACTCTTGCCCGTGAATCTTCATCCGGGTTCCCGTATTGGGACGAACCAGAATAAAGTCGCCTGTCTTGCAGGATGGCCCACTAGGAAACCGTTTCTCGTCTTTGAAGGCGTCCGGCCCTATCTTGATGACGAACAGCACAGGAGACAGAAGTTCCTCAAAGTGCATGGTCTGCCCAGACTTCAGTAGCCCGTTGTCGTACTTATCATCAGCTTCCGGCAGAACGCACAGGATGTGATAGGTTGCGGGGTCTGGAATCTGCTTGGCTTTCTCTTCCGCGCTTCCGGGTAGTACGGATACAGGGCCGCTAGGGTCTAGCGATTGTCCTATCAGGAGTTCACTCATCTTCGTAATCCTTTATCTTCTTTTGCAGGTCTGCAATATCCGACTTTGCGAGGCTCAGACCGTGGATAACCCCGCAAATTCTTTGGTACTCACCAAAGTCCTTACAACCCCCGCGTGTCAACGCAGCGGTCATACTCATCTCATGTTCACTTATCTTCTTCAAGATAACCTCTATCTCTGTCATTTATCATTCCTGTTAGGAGTCTGTGCAGCCCTAGCTTCAGCCAGCCGCCGCTGGTTCTCCGCTACCTGCTCTGCGTGGGTCAGCTTCTGC